CGAATGGTGGAATGATACCAAGTATACGAAGTAATCCATCTACAAATAATGCTAAACAAGTGAACCCAAGAATCATACTAATGATAGTAGCATCACGATTATGCTTACGCATTGATGCTTCATCTATTGCTTTTGCTTCTGCAAGTGCAGCAGCTACCATCTCATCAACTTCTTTTTTTGTATAGAAATCTCCTAAGAATGGGATGTCGTGTTTGTCCATTAGCGGATCTCGAAATTTAATTTCCGCACTTTACGTTTACGTCTTTGTTCTTGGTAAGCAAGATCTTGAGAAGACAGTGCAGTTTTTTCTTTTACCTGATTAGATCTTACCATAACTGTTTTAGTTAGGTCAACTGCTGATACAGTATCTTCATATACTACCATCATGTTAGGGCATCCACACGATTGTGTTTTACCTACCTGACTAATAATTTCCTTACCACATTGAATACATCTTACTGTTAACATTTTTCTCATACTCCTTTTTAAACATTTCTATTGCCACTGGTAAAATGGCATATTCTTTTCTTTGAATAGCTTTTGTTAATGATTCTACAGTATCTTCAGGTAGAATATCAACTTGTGATTGTACTATTATCTCACCACCATCCAGTTCTTCATTAACATAATGGACAGTGCATCCAGTAATCTTCTCCCCCGCATCCATTGCTTGTTCAACTGCATGTAATCCTTTGTACTTAGGAAGTAATGACGGATGTACATTAATGATAGGAGCAGGGAATGCATCAGGATCTTTAATTACTCTCATATATCCTGCCAAAACTATAAGATCAACTCTCCATGATTCAAATAGTTTTACCATTTGATCTTCCTCTTTTGCATTAACATAGCAATGAGGAACACCAAACTTTGCTGCTCTTTTAATAGCACCACACTTCTTTTTATTAGTTATCATTATGACAACTTCATCCTTGCTACAAGTTCGAAGGATGTTCTCGAAGTTTGTTCCGTTTCCTGAACACATTACTCCTATTCTCATTGCTTCTAATAGATTGATGGTGTGTTAATTGCCGTTCAAACATATGCTTAATATCATTAACATATGCTTGTAAGACTGCTTCATCTATATTATCTTTAATCAGATCTTCAAGATGAGCAATATGTTCTAACGCAAATATTACTTTAGTATGATCATTCATCCTCGCCATAAGATTTATAAGGTGGTTCAGGTTCATTAATACGATGCTTAAATGCTTCTGTATCAAAGTATGATGGCGGTAATGGTTTTACATTATCATATGGACCTTTCAATTTCTTCTTATGTTCACGTTCATCTAATACTTCATTAATAAGTATTTTCAACTCCTTAACCATCTCAGGGGTATGTAACCTATGAGGATAAATCATCATAGGTTTATGTGGTTGTATCCTGGCTGGTCCTTTGTAATTAGGATCAACAGGACCACTCATCCCCTGTGTATCAATCTTGGACATTATGCAGTCAATCCAATTTTCTCAACCTCTGCCCAATCTTTATCAAATTGTTCTAAACCTTTATCCGTAAGAACGTGATTATACATCTTCTCAAATACTGCTGGTGGCATTGTAACAATGTCAGCACCATTAGCAAATGATTGCGATACACTATTTACATAACGAATAGAAGCAGAAAGAATCTCTGTACCATAAACACGTTGCTTATCATAAACATCCGAAATATCTTTAATAAGATCCAATCCTTCTATAGAGTTATCATCCAATCTACCAACAAATGGTGAAACATATCTTGCACCTGCTTTAGCAGCAAGTATTGCTTGTGCAACATCAAAGATAAGAGTTACATTTACATTAATAAGTTCCCTTCTAAGTTGATGACATGCTGCAAGTCCATCAGGACTACAAGGAACTTTAATAGTTGCACACTCACCAAACTTTTTAGCAAGCCTACGACCTTCTACAATCATTTGAGTAGCATCACCAACTACTTCCATACTAATATCTCTTACACCAATATCTTTAAGTTCTTGATACACATCTTCTGGATTCCTTCCACTTCTCATTATGAGAGTAGGATTTGTTGTTATACCATCAATTAACCCTGTACCGAAATGCTTATGAATAATTTCAGTATCCGCAGTGTCAAGAAAGATTCTCATTGTTGTTATATTAAGTTCTTTTATATATGTGGGGTGGGAGGTTGGGATTCTGTATTACCAACAAAGGACGGGCATTACTACAGTAGTAAATTTTACATCCTTGCCTGAGACCCGACTGGTAAGTCGATTCACCTTTCGGTGCAGCACCACCTGTGTCTCATCACCTTATCCAGCTATATGCCAGAAAGATTATTCAGTCACTCCCCGTTGAATCCGTCGATCCAACAAATATACTATAGCATAAAAAAAGAGGGTGTCAACCCCCTTCTTCTTCTAATGGTTCTAATGACATGATTTCAAGACCTTCTTCTGGTTCTATCCATTCCTTAAACTCTGCTGCTAATGCTTGCTGCTCTGACCAATCCAAGTTACCTGTATCAATTCGATCAATAGACCATTGCCTAATCGATCCAACAATGTCTTCTGTTTCAAATGCACTTGCTGGTCCTACATCATATGAGTCCTTCATAGTAATCTTTTCTAAAATATCTTGAGAGGATGTTGCTATTATAGTACTTGGGTGTGCCGTCGTCAAGTGACTCGGTAAGGACTCCATTGACGAACAGTTGTCTCGTCTCTTCGAAGTTTGTCTTGCCAGCTGTTTTATGTAAGCTGAGGATAGCTCTGCTAAAGTTCTGTCTACCCAATTGTTGAATTTCTTCTTTAAGTTCTGGACAAGACCCATAATACTTTTTCCAATCAGATTCAGATTTTACTTTGCGTTTCTTTCCTTTAGGTGTTCTAAACTTCCAGAAATATTTTCTACCGATGTATTCTCTCCCATTCTGGTTATTTGTAATACGGTAGACGAAACCGAAGAAATCATCAATATCGTCAGAAGTGAAATGTTTACCCTCATATAACCAGGGGTTTTCATAAATTCCAACTTCAACCATTGCATAAACTTTCTATTCATTTTATTTATCCACCAGCAAAATCATCCCAGTTTTCACAACAAGATTCCTTGTATGCTTCTATCATATCATCAAGTTCCCACTTTACTTCTTCAGAGTTTGAATCCTGAGAAGGTGTCTTTTTTGACATCTTGTTTGATTCCTCCGACGACATAACTCTCTACCTCTGTTTCTTGTGGTGCCACTTGAAGACCCTTTGAAGATATCCAGTGCTGTGTCCAAGGTAATGGATTGTTTCTCATAGGGATATCATATTGAGGTTTAAGACCTATTGCCTTAATCCTCTTATTCGCAATCCATTCAACATACTGATATAATAATTTATCATTCAAACCAATCATACTTCCATCTTTAAATAGATACTCTGCCCATTTCTTCTCTTCATTCACACACTTATCAAACATCTTATATGTCCATTCTTCTTCCTCTTTCATAATCTCTTGCATCTCTGGATCATCACCTTCTCTCCAATTCTTTAAGATTGTTTGGGTGAGGACAAGGTGCTGATTCTCGTCTCTTGCAATAAGGGAAATGATCTTTGCGGATCCTTCCATAACTTTAAGTTCCCCGAAAGCAAAAGAACAAGCGAAGCTAACGTAAAACCTAATACCTTCCAATATGTTAACATTTGCTACCGCCCTATAGAGATGTCTTTTTAAATCTTTAATCGTCCATTCTGAATTAGGATGATTCCTCATCTCAGGTGTCCAAGCAGTACTCTGCCCATACTCTTGTGCATAATTAATGAAATTATCATATGATTCTGTTACACTCGCAGCACGTTCTAAAATACGTTGATCTTTAATAATAGTATCAAAAACTTCAGAAGGATCAGCATAAACATTCTTAATAACATAAGTATAGGATCTACTATGAATCATCTCCATAAATCCCCATACTTCCATACATGCTTCTAACTCAGGTAAAGAGCAGTAAGGTATAAAAGCCATACCAGGAGCACGGCCTTGTACACTATCAAGCATAATCTGGTATTTAAGATTGCTTGTATAGATATGCTTTTGTTCTGGACGTAATGTTTGATAGTCTGCACGGTCTTTCTGTAATGATACTTCTTCTGGTCTCCAAAAATATCCTAACTGTTGAGTAGTTAATTTGTCAAACACAGGATACTTAAAGTTATCATATCTTTGAACACCTAACGGTTTACCAAAAAACATTGGTTGCTTCTTAGTGTTGACTTCTTCTGTATTGAAGACAGTCATTCCTTTTACATTAGATGGCACAGGACTCACACTCCGATTCATTAGCGTTGCTTAATTCATTAATTAAATTTTGTAAATCAGGTTTATCTTCTTCTATTTCATCAGTTTTCATATCATTAGTATTTTGATAATAAGAAGTCTTCCAACCATACTTATAGGTGGTTAAAAGATCCTGTGCCATTACAGATACAGGAACTTCAGCATCTTTATAATGCTCTGGGTTATAAGACCAGTTTCCACTAATCGCCTGATCAAAGAACTTCTGCATCACTGCTACGATATTAATATATCCTGCATTCCCAGGCATATCCCAAAGTAACGTATAAGAATTCTTTAAAGATCCATAAGATGGAACAACCTGCTTAAGAGGTCCTTTCTTTGATTTTTTAATGGACAAGTATCCACGAGGTGGTTCGATTCCATTGGTTGCATTTGACACAACGGAACTGCTCTCCGATGGCATTTGTGCAGACAATGTTGAGTGCCGTAAACCGTAGGTGTTGATATCAGTTCTAAGAGACTCCCAATCATGTTCCAACCCCTGAGATGTAATCTCATCTACATCTTTCTTGTATGTATCTATAGGTAGAATTCCATCAGCATATTTGGTACGTCCAAAATTCTCACAATGACCTTTCTCCTTTGCAACTTGATTAGATGCCTTTAAAAGATAATACTGGAATGATTCAGAAAGTCCATGAACAGCATCCCATGCCTCTTGTGAGTCATACTTAAATCCAAGTTTTGCCAAATAATGTGCAAGACCAATGAATCCTACTCCAAGAGATCTACGTGCCTTTGTAGCAAGTTCTGCTGCCTTTACAGGATAATCTTGATAGTCTATTAACTCTTCTAATCCTCTAACAGAAAGATCACACAACTCTTCTAATTCTTTATCTGAGTTAATCTTACCAACATTAACTGCAGAAAGAATACATAATGCAATCTCTCCTAAATGATCATCAATATGTTGAATAGGATAGGTAGGTAAAGTAATCTCCTGACAGAGGTTACTCATCTCTACCTTATCTTTAAATGATGAATGACTATTACAATGGTCAATATTCATAATGTAAATACGACCAGTCTCTGCTCTCTCCTTTAAGAGATCAAGTATGAGTTCTTGAGCTCCAATTGTTGTTCTTGGGATTGACGAATCTCCTTCATATTGTGTGTAGAGATCATCGAAGCGATCAGTCCCAAAACTATCGTAGAGACCAGGCACGTCGTGTGGACTAAAAAGAGATATCTCTTCGTTGCTGATGAAACGTTCATAAAATAATTTACTTAACTGGATGCTGTAGTCGAGTTTTCTGACTCTGTTGTCTTCTGTTCCTTTGTTGTTTTTGAGGACGAGGATGTCTCTGATTTCTTGGTGCCAAATAGGGAAGTGGACAGTTGCTGAACCCCCTCTGATGCCGTTTTGAGTGCAACATCTGACAGTTGACTCAAACTTTTTGAGAAATGGGACAACACCTGTATGCTGGACTTCACCTCCTCTGATTTTGCTGTTGATTCCTCTGATTCTTCCCGCATTAATACCGATACCAGCACGTTGTGCGACGTATTTGCCAATAGCCATATCACTGCTAAAGATACTATCGAGGGTGTCATCAATATCAACCAGAACACAAGATGCAAATTGACGTATAGGGGTCCTGACTCCCGCCATGATTGGGGTGGGGATGTTGAGTTTGTGTCTGCTGATTGCGTCGTAGTATCGTCTGACATAATTAAGCCTCGTTTCTTTAGGGTATTCTGCAAAGATCGTTAATGCGATCATAATGTACATAAATTGTGGTGTTTCATAAACTCCACCACCACTTCTATCTTGTACAAGATATTTATCTACAACTTGCCGTAATCCAGCATATGTAAACAAAAAGTCACGTTCGTGATCTATAAATCCATTTATCTTATCAATTTCTTCCTTAGAATACTTATCAAAAATTTCCTTATCATATACATCAATATTTGTACAACTATAAATGTGTTGTTCAAGATGAGGAAGTTCTCTTGTTCTTCCATAAAGATTTTTTCTTAATGAAAAAAGTAAAAGTCGTGCAGCAACGTACTGATAATTTGGATAATCTAAATCAATAAGATCACTAGCACTCTTGATAAGAATTTCCTGTATCTCTTTAGTTGTAATACCATCATAAAACTGAATTCCTGATTGTATCTCAACTTGAGATGCAGATACACCAGCAATACCTTTGGTTGCTTCTTCAACCATTTTATGCATCTTATCCAAATCAAGAGGTTCTACGCCTCTACCATTTCTTTTTTTAACTTTGATGCCGTTGGTCATATTCGTTTCCAAGTGTTAAATTGAAGTTTTGCTTTTAATCCACTGTATACATTAGATTGTACCAGTTTCTGTACGTTATGTCCACCAAGAGACATATCATTAATGTCTTTGTGTGTAATATCTGATGGCCAGATTACTACCTTGTCTCCTCTATCAATGGTTTTTGATATTCGGTTGATGATTTCTCGGTTGCGAGGTTCGTTATCATAAACCCAAATATAATTGCTCCAACCAAACGACCCAATATCAACATCGGAGCCGCACATAGCAACCGAGTTTTCCAAGAAGCAGGAATCGAAAGGTCCTTCAACAATGTAAATGGGTTTCTCATCATTAATCTCATCAAGTCCATAAAGTTTAGGAGCACTATCAGAAAGCATAGTAGTGATATATTTAACAGGGCTGGAACCCAGTGCTCTGCCCTGAAAACCTATCAGTTTCTTTTTATAAAAGAGAGGAATAATAATTCTACTCTCCTCATATTTCATATCATCAAAAGTTTGTTTAAGTGAATTAGTAAACTCCTTAAACTTTTCCGCATAATAGAATTTATCTGGATCAAGATTTCTATTGACCAGATATTCTTTTGCATCAGGATTCTCTGATGCTTTTGGTAAATCTATTTTAGATTTAAATTCAGGAGCAACAAAATCAAACTTAGGTTCTTCTACTACCGTTCCCCTACCACTCTTACTATCCTTAAATCTTTCAAAGACATATTGCTTATGGATAACAGGATCCATCTCCTTTAGGAAATTACTAAAGGTCATTGATGAACCACAGTTATGGCATCTAAAATTTATATCTGCTTTTATTGAATATAGATATCCTCTTGTCTTACTCTTATTCTTTTTTGAGTCACCACAAATAGGGCAACGGAAATTATAAAGATCCGCTTTAACCCTTTTAAATTTTTGAAGTCTTGGGGATATAATTCCAATAAACTTGGAGTCAACAAGATCCATTATGAGGATATTACTGGTTCTGTATTATACCTGTTTGTGCTCTTGGTGTCAACATAGATCCAACAACTCTCTGACCTATTGGAGACACAACGAAACTAATGATGGCAATCGCACCAGCAATTGTCCACATCTTTTTTTCAATAGTTCGGAGTCTATCATCTACCTTGCGAATATCTCTCTCACATCCTGCTTTAATCTCCGTACTTTGACGGTTAACCTCTCTATGAACCGATTCAATTTTCTCGAATAATACCGCATCGATCCTATCCTGTTTGTCTAATTTTTCATCGTGGACAGCAAGCATCTGTCCCATCTTTACTGAATTGTCCTGAAGGGTTTCAATGACTCTCTCCAGTCTATCCAGAACTTGTTCACTTACTCTCATCTCCAATTAACCCTAGTTCTGTATCTACCTAAAGGTGTTGGTTTTCTCTTTTTCTTTTTCTTATTTACTGGAGGATCATCTCCTGCTTCTTTTGTACCAGCAATTTGACCACCTGCCAATGAATTTGTTGGCACGGCAGCAGCATCCTCTTTGATGTTACGAACTATACCTAATATCTTATCCAGAGGATTCTTCTTTGTCATTTTTAGAATAAATCTTATAAAGTTCTGACAAACAATACAAATCAACCTTTATATCATGTATATAACATTTTGGATATTCAGGCAACTTTCCCAAAAACATAACAAAGGTCTTCATAGAAGACCATAACTCATCTTCTATTTTAAAAAATAGCATAGGGGTTGCAGCTTCACCAAAAATATTATAAAGGATAATAAAATGGTTTAGCAACAGATGCGACTTGAGGACTCCAGTATTCTTATATCTCTTCAGTAATCTTTTGATATACTTAAAGTGATTAAGGTCTTTGTCGAAGTCCTCTTTCGTGACTGCTTGCGGATTTTCATAATTTTTAATAGCAAACAGGAGGAAGTTCTCCTCAGTCAATTCATTAAAGATCATATCATATTAGCAAATTAACCATCGTTAGGAGGATAAGCACCACCAGCAGTTCCAGCAATACCAGCAGGTCCTGTTGTTATACCAGACATTGCAACAAGAACTTCTTTCTTAACTCTTAGATTACCATGAGCATCGATGTAGGATGTAACACCAACCCAACCAGCATGATCAACCTCATATGCAGTTCCTGTAGAAAGACCTGATCCATTAACAGCAACTACTTCTGAATGATAACCACCGCCAGGTCTTTGAATGACTAGAGATGCATCAGTTGAGATTGAAGCACTAATTGTTTGAGCAATACCAATTGCTGAAAGAGTAGATGATTCAAACATCAATAAAGTATTATTTGCCACTGCGACAATAGAAGGTGTTGAAACATCAACGTATGTTCCAGCAACACCTGTTACTTCTTGTGTTATGGTATTACCAGTTCCAGTAAAGACCCGATACATTGATCCAGCAGAATTTGCAGAAAGTGCTGGTAAACCATCATCACCTGCTTTAACGTAGTAACGAGTTGTTCCTATGGATTGAGTACCAGAAACACGTACATTCGCTGTAGCAATACCAGTAATTTCTATACTTTCGCCATCAACAAGAATGAAATCTCCAGCAGCTACATTACCATCAATTTCTGCTTGAGTAAGATTAACTGGAAGAACGCTTACACCAATACCAGCAAAAGTAGATGCAGTTCCTGTAAATATTTGTTTAAATCCTTGTGTCTCTCTATTAAATGTAGGATCTTCACTGTATCTTGGGTTCTGTGGGGTATACTGTGGTAGTTCACTTACCCAATAACTTGTATTAGCAATTGCTGCTCCACTTAAACCGTCAGTAGATGCAATAGTTAAACTTGTTGTACTTGCAATACTAGTAATAGTAGCATCACCAAAATATGTACCACCAGTTCCTCTAAAACCTATTCGAATTACATCTCCTTCCTTTGCATAACCATCGGAACCAAAGGTTGTGCCTGTGCCTGTTACTACTTTCGTACTGTAATTAACTGATACAGTGCCGCCCACAGCACCCTGATATAGGTATGCTACACTGTCATTGTTACCCCAAAGTGCCATGTTCTTTCTTCCGTAGAATTCTTGTGCTAATGAATATTTATAACCTTGATATCTTACACTGCTCCCAATCTCATTGCATTTTTAACCTTTAGTACAAGTGCATCATCTATATCATTGTCCGTAGTTTTTGCATACTCCTCCATCATTTGAATAGCAAATTGCTTCATTTGTTTCTTAAATACTCTCCTCACAAGCATAAGGAGGAGAGGTTTTATCAATAAGAATAATAAAGTCACATTACTACCTTCTTCTTTGGATTAAAGAATTTCTTTGCTGCCTCTACATATGACCCCATGTTATGGTCTGCGACCCCATCAAATCTTGTATCGTCAGCATCTTCAAGTTCAATAGCTTGATGAGTATGAACATATCCAAAGATCCAAGGAGGAGTCTTTGGAACAATATCATCACCGTATACAAACCTGAGATGTTCAACATTCTTTAGTCTCTCCTTCAATTTTCTACCACCAGGTCTTGGAGAACCAGCAGTAATAAGTGCAATGTTTTGATTATTAGGATAGATTAAATCAGCAATTAATGTTGCTGTTGCCCCACCTAATGAATGTCCTGCGATAACAAGTTTTCTTTTTTTATCAAGTGCCTCATAATCACATACCAATTTAGACAAACTTCTATAAGAATTATTTTTAAATCCTCTATGGCAGTCATCAGATTTTAACACAAACTTGATATTTGTCAACCAATCACTTGTCTCATTGGTTCCTTCAATTGCAAGAATAGTATATCCAGCAATACTTCTATCAATTAAAACATCATCTTCATGTGGGTATATATCACGACAACATTCAAGTGCCTTGATAATTACCTCCTTCGGTAAAGTCCACATTGTCTTAATGCAACTGAACTATATAGTTATTTAAACTGTGAGGGAAGGAGTCGAACCTTCAAGTCCCGCCAGGAACAGTAGTTAAACAGACTACCACGTTTACCAATTTCGTCACCTCACAAAGGAATCCCTAATCAGGGATTGCTTGCATGATACGTGTTACACCGATTCCTCCTCCACTTCTAGGGAAGAAGTCAAACTCAAGGAACTCTTCTAGTTCTTTCTCAACTCTTTCCTTACCAAATAATTTATAAAGTAGTTCAGCATATTGTCCATCAGAAATAGTATGGAATGTTTCACGCATCTGTTCCTTATCGGTGCTACGTTCCGCACTACCAATAGTTTCCATACCATTAAGAATTACATCAATCTTCTTACTAGTATCATCAGCGTTACGTGCCATATTCCAGAAAGGTGATGTCCATTCAGGGAACTTAGTAATCATACCTCTAGAGATCTGCTTCTCGTGATCATGATCCAATTCCTTAGTATTAAATTGATTAGTCCAATTATCATAAGTCTGTATAGAATCTATTTCTAAAGGAATACCTAAGTGTTCGCATAATTCCATTTCCATTTCTCTGAGATCATCTACACCCCCGTGCATCTCAAACTCAAACATTGGGAAGATAACTTCGTGCCTTCCTTCTACTGGATTTGGTTCTGCTCTATAGGATGTAGATACGCAGAAGAAACCTGGTGCTTCTGGATTCTTAAGTAACTCATACTCTAACCACATTTGTCCTGTCTGTGGCAATGGCCAAATCTCACCATTGTATTCATATGTTGCTACTGTTTCTGGATCTTCACATGCAGCAAGGATACTTAAACGGTTTTGAGTATGGACTTCAAAAAAACCTTTAGACAAAAAAAATGACCTCAATAGGTCAACGGTCTTGGTATATTTTTTCGGGTCAATAATACTTGTCATTATTTTAAGCTAAACTGATATATTTAGTCATAAACTTTTTTGCCAGCTTTCATCCTACCAGATCCTTTCTTATCAAAGAACTTGATTCCCTTTCCACTTCTTTTATCTTGAAGAACAGTAGCATTATTTCTCTTCCTTGTTTCTGCTCTTTTCTTCTCAATTCTTTCTTTAGCAGCAATTGCACCTTTTATAAAATCTTTATAAGAAGCTTCTTCACTTACTCCCCCATTACCGCCATTGCCAGAGCCATTACCGTTGCCGTTCCCATTACCGTTGTTGTTAGAATGGCTACCACCATTTCCATTAGATTTAGATTTTCCATTTTTCTTTTTGTGATCCTCATCTTTCATTAAATAACCACCACGCATCACATGCCATCCTTTAGGTATGGGTTTACATTTCTTCATAGTGTGGCAATAGTATTTACCCTCTGGACATTTTTGAGTCATTTTACTTCCTTTCCTTTTCTGATTTTTCTGCTACTGGTCATAACACCATCACCATATCTCTTTTTAAGTTTGTCAACTACACTCTTATATGCTTGATCAGATGCTGCTTGCTTTCTTTTCTTCTGTTCTGGAGTATCAGGTCTACTATGATATCTGGTAGATCCTTTACGATCAGAACCATCATGACCTATGCCATACTTAACAAGTCGATCATCTCTCATACGATCATAACCTTCTTCATCAATAATTTCTTCCTTTGTATAAGTAGGAACCTTTGCTCCTTTAACACCTCTTCTTGCTTTGTGCTCTTCTCTACGTTTTTCAATAGTCTTACCTCTTTTATTTTCAGGATCAAACATTGCTGGTTCTACGGTAGAAGGTCCAGAACGTCTCCAATTTCTGATAGTTGCTTTACCATAATCTGAACGACCTTGATCTACCTTTGCTTCATGAACATATCCCATCTTTTGGTATTTCTTATGCTGTTCATAAGTATCTGCCATATATTCCTTCTTTGTTGAAGGATCAATCATTTTATGTGGAGTAAAGTTTTCTTTATTCTTTCCTTTCTCTTCAACTACTGGATTCTTATTAGGATCAATTTTTTTCTTTCCTTTATTTTCAATCTTTTTAGTTTCACATCCTGCTGCCTCAATTACTTCACCTTCTGGTTCATATGATGCACCAAGTGCTGCATAAGGAACTGCTTTTCTATTCTTAATTTTCTTTTTCTCTATTGCTTTTGAATGACGTTTAGCACCTTTTTTAATCATACTTATCATACCTTCAACCATTTCTCCTTCCAATTCATTATGTGCAACAATATCAGAACCAGCACCAGCACGTACTGCTTGCACTTTCTTCATAAGAACCATTCTCTTCATCATATTAACCTTCTTTTCTTTTTGCTTCAATTGTTTAGAATTCTTTTTGTCTGCTTTTTGATCCTCCTGTTCTTTTCTTGAAGGTTCCTGATCTACAGTAGGTTCTAATTCCTTCTGTTCGGTTGCTACACCTTTAATTGGATCTGGTTTAATAAGATCTACAACTTCCAAGAAATCATTTCCATTAGCATCTTGAAGTGTGACATCTTCCTTTGCCAATTTTGTGGCAGTAGCATACATCACACTTTTAGCATCGTCACCATAACGATCCTCAAATCCCTTCTTGTCCTTTTTCATTCCTTTAACTATATCCTCTTTCTTATCCTCCTCACCTTTGGTTAAAGGTCTTTCAGAAAGGGAAACAAATTCGTTAAATTTCTTCATTTGTTTGCTGTATGTTTAGGATTCTGTTTAGGATCTCTTCTACTCATAGCTTTATTTGAATGATGATCTACTCTTTGACCTAAACTTAACTTGTACTTAGGTTGCTTAAGAGGTTTTCCTCTCTTACCTACAGTCTGTTTCTCATCTCTCTTTTTGTAATGACCTATTTGACTAGTATCTTCACCTGCAGGTTTCTTTTTCTTTGTTCTTTGAGTTTCTGCTGATGCATCAGAACTTCTTGCTGCTCTTGAAAGATTGTATCCTGCTTTTTCATTCTTACCTGGTCTATAGGCATTGTAACCCTTCTCTCTATAACCTTTCTGTCTTCTCCTTGATGCTAATACCTCTGCTCTTTTCTGAGCACCTTGAGCAACCTTCTCACTTTCCTCAAATTCTTCCACTTCTTCATTCTTAAGATGATCAGCAGCTTTGTAAAGAGGTTTTCCTGTCTTTACATTTTTCTTACCTGACTTGTAACCTTGCCATGCAGGAGTGTTACCTTTCTTATCTGCTTTAGTTACAGTGTATGCTTCTAAAACTTCACCACCAATCTCTTCAATTGCTTCACCAAGTTTAGGATTGATTTTAATTTTGTTCTTTACATTCTTTTCCTTAATCTCTTTCTGCTCTTCATCATCTGTCATAATCTCACGAAGATCTGTTCTCCAATCAGAGAATGATTCTTTCTTTACTTTCTTTGCTTTCTTTTTATCCTTTGGATTTAAAGAATTACCATCCTTATCATATCCATACTTAGCATCTTCACCTAATGCTTTATCGTGCTCACAATTTGGTTCGCAATTATCATCACAATCCTTTGTATGATGTTCCTTTACTGCTTTCTGTTTCTTACCATAAGTTATGCAAGGGTCTTGACCGCATCCACAATTCTTTTTACCCTTTCCTTCACGTATCACATGCTCATGCATATGTCCTTCCAAAATTTCTAAAGAAGAAACAGGAACATTCTTTTCTACACCATGACCAAACAATACATCATAGTGTGCTACTTTTCCACTCTCATCAAGATCGTGCATTCCTTTTACAGGATTACCAATACCAAACTCTTCATGCTTTACCTTTGATGCACAGTTATGCTTTTTCTCCTTCTTTTCTCTCTTACTGATCTTACCATCCACATCACTTTTTTCATACCACTTACCATCACCATCGTCGTCTTGCCAACGCTCCTTCTTCTTACCTTCTTTAACGACCTCTTCCTTCTGGGTCCAACGCTCTATGTCTTTCTGGGTCTCTTTTGCTTTAGCATTAGCAATTTGATCCAAGTAAACCTTTGTAATATCATTCAAAGGGTTTACATTAATTCCATTAGACATGGTTATAAATCTATTTTTTTCTATACTTATTTAGGAATTCTTTAAAATCAAAGTTTCTAATTGTCTTAGTTCCTGTTGCTGCCATAGCATTTTTCCTATATCCACCAGTTCCAACAAGAGTATTTGGATGTCCTTTATCTCTTGTTCTTGATGGCATTCTCTTTTCAGTATACTCCATAACATCACGTATCCAAGATTTAAACATATAATCTTCTTCTGTTACACAGATTAAATGATTAGTTCCTCTACGAATAATCTTACCAATCAGTCCTGTATTCAAACTCTCTACTAAATCACCTATTTTATAAATTAAACCCTTAACATAATTCTCCCTAAGTCCTCTCTGATCAATTCTTGGTGCGATCTGCCATACTTCAGAAACTTCCTTCTTCTTCTTTTTCTTACCTTTTGCTTTACTCATTCCTGTACGTACTGCATCAAATAATGCTTGCGTATCAGCATTAGTTAATTTCTTTGGTATACCTCTACGGAATGTATCAAAGTCATCATCCTGTACTGCCTTTCTTAACTTAGATGCAGACATACCTTCTACACCTTCTGCATCAGCATCTCTTACACCAGCAGAGATAACTCTAATCTGTTTAAAGTCATATAACTCTCCATTATACTTATTCGCAAGGTTCTCAAATTCTGCTTGACGATCTGCACCAACAACTATATTAACACTGGTATATCCATCTTCATTAGCAGTTGTTAATACATCAAATATTGATATCATCTCTGAATCATTAATAATCTGTTCCTCATAATCAGGGAACATCTTCTTCATATAAGAAATCTTCATGTCAGGATCAATTGGATTCTTCTTAGGATCACTTGTCCTTGATGGATATATTTTAAGTTCTCCTCCTACTGCTGCTTTATCTGCTGCCTGTAATAGTTTTTCGTGTCCGATTGTTGGTGGATTAAATCTACCAAATACAATCGTTAATGCACCATCACCTTCTCCACCACCACCTTCTGGATCACCTTCTTTTGCTTTTGGTGCTGCTTGTGGTACTGCTGCTGCTTGAGGTCTTGCTTTTGGTTCTTCTGCTTTTCCCTTTGCTCTTCCTGGTCCTTCCTCTTCTCCCTTCTTCTTTCTACCTTTTAAAAATACTAACTTACCTTTCTCTGTAGTCGCCACAAAGTTTCCACGGGAGTCCATCCAAGACCCATGACCATCACTTGTAAGGTTTAGCTTCTTCGCTTGCATTGCTGCTTGCGATTCTGCCTCCGTCATAAATTGAAATAAACTTTTCATATTGACATACGGTTATACTATATTTAGCGTCTTTAATTAGTAGAGTTTTCCAAAAGGTCCAAAGAACCCTTTTTCAACATTACCACTCAATCTTAATGAAAGGAAAGTCATATCAGTCCAGAACTCTCTTCTCTCTTTAGCATTTAATTGATCAAAAATTGCATAGATAAAATCTAATTGCATCAGTTTACTCTGTGCAATCCAAGGACCACGAGCAGGACCTCTTGCATCTTCTTGCTGATACATAGCATCCATTATTTCAACAAAATCATTTTCAGTTCCTTTCATTTTTACTCCTGCTGAATTAGAAACTATTCTGAATATTCTTTGCCATTGTGATTTTTGTGTCTCCCATACTTCTGCATTAGGAGCATAACGCTTATTATCATTTCTAAACATCAATCCAAGATCCTTAAAAATTTGTTCAGTAAAAGGTTCTGGTGCTTTACCTGCTCTTGCTGCTGGTGCATTAGGATCACTACCCTCAAATTTTAAATTACCAAATGGTGGTTTTCCAGATAAATCTTTTATCTGGAACTTAAATTTATGCTTTCCACTTCCCAATTTAACAGTAGTATCTTGAGTTCCAAAAGTATCTGCACCTTCCTTTTGCACCTTCATAAAGTTCATTGCAATTTCTGCATCATCAAAATTAAAATTATCCTTCTCACTAAGAGTTAAATCCTCTACATTATATTCTCTCCACTTAGCTTCTTTTCCAGAAATTAATTTTAATGATACACCAACTAATTTCCTATTCTTAAACCAAGATCTCATTATCATATTCAACTCACGAATAGTTTGTGATGGATTATCAGGTAATTGTTCTTCAATCTCTTTAATAAAATCTTCTTCTTTACCCCGAATCATCCAAAGATCAGCAGTGTTCCAAGTATCTTTTCTCGCAATACCAAATCTAGTTTTAACAAATTCACTAATAAAATGCATAAATCCACCATCACGGCTAAATTCATTCCATCGATAATTATCAAATTCATGAAGCATCCTCACATTCTGTTTATAATATGATTGCAACCATTCTGCACTTACATTAGGAAATACATCAAGCAATTCATAATACTTGGGATCATTCATAATAGATTCCCAACTATCATATCTTACATTATCTCTCAACACTCTTCTAAAAATCCAAGCACTTCCCCTTTCCTGTTGTGCTGTTTGTGGTTTAGTAGGGTTTCTTGCAGGACCTACATCAACAAATAAAAATTTTTGTTTCTTCTTACCAAATTCAAACTGAACTGCCTCTCTTCTTCTTGCAGCAGTACGAGGTTTCATACTTGGAGGAGGAGAAACTTTCTTACCACCCCTACCACGTTGCATTAATATTCTAAAATTATCACTGGCAGTTAATATTCTCCAAGGTCTATTAGGAGATGTTGGAACATTTACATCAGCCCATACATCATTAGGAAAAGGAAAGGTACTCATCAATGCAGTAACAGGAGCTTTTGTTCCTTTTGGTGCTGCATTTTCGACTGCGGTTCTGGATTCTATTAATCCCCCTCTAGCTGCTGGCATTTACCCAAACACACTTTTAACTATTTAGTGTGGGTTATACCATTTCATCAAGAACACCGTTGCAACTATACCAATCACAACACCAAGACCAAGATAAGATAATATAATCATTCTTCATCCTCCATAGGTGTGGACCATTCACCTTGTATCTTACCATCTTTATAGTGATACCTATCAGGAGATGATGCACCCATATCTTCTAAACACCACTCAAATTCACCATCATCACCATAAACTTCTTTCTTATAAATTGCATATCTTCTCCAATGTGCAATAAAATAGAACTCATCCTTAATCCAATCATTCTTTTCACAAAATTCTAATAACCATTTCTCAATATCACATGTATCAATATCTTTAAATCCTGGTGTGAATTCCTCATCTTCACAATCAACATACTTATACTCATCATTCTCTGGTTTATAAAATTCTTTAAAAGTATCCCAACCATATTGATAAGCATCAAATTCTTTAGGAGATGTCCACAACTCTACTGTTGCCATTTGATACTTATCAAAAGAAACTGTGGTGTCATTGTAATCTCCTACCTTTTCACCTTCTACAATAAGATCTTTAAATTCATCAGTCATAAGTCACCTTCTACACGGTTTTCTGATTTGTGAACATCAAACTCACCGCCAGGATAACGTGCTTTTAATTTATCTACATTCATCTCAATGACTTCATCAAAGGTAGTATCAAGTGCCATACAAGCTTGTGCAAGATACCAACAAATGTCACCTAGTTCTCTCTTCATATGAAAAACATTATCTTCATTGTATGGTTTACCTTGAAGGATAATCTTCTTTACTACTTCTGTAAACTCACCTGCTTCAGCAGTAAGTCCAAGTGCAGCAGTTAATAAACGTGGTACATCAGCATCATCAGATACATCCAATTCTGTTATGCGTGAAAGGAGTGTAGCAAGGTCTGAACTTGGTTGACTGGTAACTCCAGCAACAAAATCCAAATACTTTTCAGTGTCAACTGTCATTAAAATTTAAATCCGTCGAAAGATTTTTTAGGTTTCTCTTCATGAGTATACTCTTCTTCCTGTCCACTGTCAACTAAATCTTCTTGTGCCTTTTGCTCACAGTCATATAACCTCATCTTTGCTCTATCAATACCAACAACAAATCTCTTATTCATCGTAGGATCATTATATCTATTCTTTAACTGCTTAACCATTATCTGTCCCAAGCCTTCCAACTCTTCTGTAGAAATAAGGGCAAACATAAGGTCAGCAGTAGCAGGGAGTCCAAAAGATTCAGAGGTGTCAGTGAGGTCAACATCACTATTACCATAACCGCTACGAGTAGTTTGAGTGGCAGATACAATCGGAACGTTCGCCTCAACTGCGAGACCCCGTAATTCTTCTGCGATTGCTTTGATATATGAGTATGAGTTGACTGTTGCATTTCCACGATATCTATTTGATGCACATATATTCAAATAGTCTATGAATATTATATCAGGTCTGAATGACTTTTTCAATGCTAACTCTTGAATCAATGCTTTAAAGTGACCACTATGTGCAGACGCAGTAGGATACTCTTTGATAATTAATGTTCCCTGTGTTTTTTTAGAAAGATCCGTTACCTTACTTTCAAACATTGTTTTAGGAAGATCTGTTATATCTTGTATTGCGACATTAAGTAAATTAGCATCGATCCTCTCCGCAATCTTCTCCTCTGCCATTTCGAGAGTGATGTAGAGGACGTTCTTGTTCTGGAGTAAAGCTGAGCTTGCCACATGACACATAAATAAACTCTTTCCAACACCTGTGCCAGCGAGAGCAATGTTGAGAGTCTTATTCGGTAGACCTCCTTTCGTAATTTTGTCAAAGTACTCAAGGTCGAACGGGATCTTGTCTTCCTTGCGGTGGTACGATTCATACCTTTCTTCATAGTCTTGTAAGTAGTCATGTCCTATATGATTATCGAAAGAAACAGCCAGAGCATCAGAGAGAATAGTAGGAATAGCATCCCTTCCTTTGGTTTCATCCTTTCCATCTGCTAACTGTATAGACTCCATCAATGCCAAATATATAGCACGATCTCTACACCACTTCTCAGTAGTATCAACTAACCAATCAAGTTCTGATGTTTCATCTTCTAAGTAACTTATTATCTTTGTTACTTCAGTAAAGGATGTATCATTAATATCATTCCTCTTTTCTACTTCAATACATAATATTTCTTTTGTTGCAGGTTCATTATACTGCTCTACAAAATTTGATATTTCTTCAAATATAATTTTCTGATTAAGATCTTCAAAATAATCTTTCTTTATAAAAGGAATTACTTTGCGAAGATACTCCTCATTATAAAGAAGATTTCTTAGTATAAGGATTTCAACTTTATCCATGTGGCATATCAAAAACAAAAGTTATCCTGGTCTCTTCACCAAGATTCACAGCACCGTGTGGCATCTTATTATTAAACCAGAAAAGTGTTCCTGCGTCAACCACATACCTTTCTCCTCCTACAAAATATTGGTACTGTCCTGCAATAGAAAGATGGTATCTATCTCTTGTTTTATAGTAAGTTCCCTCATCAATATGAGCACCAACATACCCATCAATAGGAAGTGACAGGAATCCACATCTATGAATTTGTCTATCAGGTATCTCTTTCTTGATTAGTTTTATAACTTCTGTATGCCTTTCATATGCAGGGGTTGGTTTACTTAATTCAGAGTCTCCTACAAAATCTTCCTTCTTTACTACTGCTCCCATTATCAATTGAAGATTACCTACTTCAATATCAGCATAACCACGTTCCAATAAAGTATTAGCACCCTTACGTTGGATATACCAATCATCAGGATACTGATCTAATTGTTCTTTGATTTTAGTTACATCTATTCCAGTTTTTAATACCTTTATATTGTTCATGACCCATAACTAAATTCCTTCCGTGCAATTTCGTCAAGTGCTTGCATCACATCATCAGTAAAATACTCTTCTGGATTAGCAAGTATCTGTTTAGCATATATCTTCTTACCATTCATCTCATAGCGACCTGCTACATTCTTCCACAGTCCTCCTATCTCTCCTAATTCTAGAAGACCATAATATCTGTCAAGACCACGATCATCAAAGTAAAGACGTATCTCAACTTGTTTATTCTCCTTACTTAAACGTGATTTGTGAGTCTTTGCTTTGATAATGTTTCCAATGACTTCTTTACCATCTTTTTCTTTCTTCTTTCCAAGATAAATGATTGTACTCGCTGCATATTTGAGTCCAGAACCCCCGCCCATTTCTTTTGTTGGGACATAAGCTCCGATGACATCATACGTATGGTTTGTGACAATGAGTGGGACATTCGCTTGGCCGAGTTTGAGAGTTAACATTCTGAATGCACCCTTAACCAATTGAGATTTAGTCATATCACGAACTTGCTTATCGTCAAGTGCGTCTCTAATCTCTTTCTCGGTAGAAAGCATTCCTAAAGAGTCTAACACGAACATGCATGGTTTGCGATCTTCTGTGTCGGTCTTTAAATATATATCAATTGCTTTTAAAGCCTTGGTACGGAATTCCTCAATTGTTACAACATTAACTACAACGACTCTACTTAAATCAAGACCACGGGATTCAAGTAATCCTTTATTAACAGCAGCCTCAGTATCGAAATAAAGACAGTAACCGTCAGGATTAGAATCCAAAAAGTTCTTGACAACTGCGAGGGAGAAGTAAGTTTTCCCAGTACTGCTTTCACCAGCGATGGCAGTAATCTTATTACTAGATACACCACCAAAAATGGAACCGCTAACCAGTCCGTTAAAGATGTACGAACCTGTGTCGATGTATTGTTCTTCGTCGTCGATGTCTTTTGCGAGTTGGGTGTAGTCATCACCAATTTCTTTTACAATTTCTTTAAGAAAGTCCATTTTGTTTTTTCCAATAACTAATTAAAAGTTCAAGTTCCTTAATTCGCTCTTCAGCAGATTTAATTTTTTCCTCCAAAGGTGTCATACTACAACACCTTCTTTACCTTGCCCATTAAGTTCTCTAACCTGCTTTACTTCTTTTAAAAGATGATAAAGTCTAGCATCACCACCAAGCGAAAGAGCACTAATGATTGTTGATAGATCTTTATCCGTAATAGGTAATTCCATTTAGGTAAAAAACGCCTCTAAGGTTACAGTTTTTTCTACATTCCAACCAATTGCATCAAGTATGATTCTAAGTGGTTCTACGAAGGATTTATTAAATTGTAAGTCATAATCGACATACTTGTCAAGACCAAGTTCAGTAGGAAAATCCTGAATAAACGAAATAATATTCTCATGAATAATATTAGGTTTTTTCAAATAACAGAACTTAATCTTCTCACCATTCTGAATGAGGGAATACTTATTGTCCAACTTATGCTGTTTAACATAATGGTTATACAATAAGGCACCACGTATATGTATAGGAGTTCCTTTAGCATATATTGTAGAATGTCCCTTATACTTTTGCACATTAGTTGCAGACCGTGGAAATGAAATTTCCTCTGGTGGAAGTGATCTAAATTTCTTACGGGACTTTTCAATAAAAGACTGAACCTCCTCTTCAGTTCCATTCATCATAAGTTTAAGAGCATCCTTAATCATTGCTCTACAAGGTGCTGGTGTAGAGGATTTAACTGCCTCTATACCCATCATCTTGAGTTTAGGTTCATCATACCTAACACCCTCACTATCCCATACATTAAGGATGTATCGCTTCTTAGCAGTCCATATACCCCTCTCTGCGATGTTCTCTCGCTTCATCTGCATCTTCTGGTCATAGGCACTTACGTAGTCGGCCAGTTCTTGGTAAGAACTTTCAATATACGGCTCAAATTCCATCTCACAGATCTTATTAAGGAACGACACAATGCCCTTATTAGTTTTCTCTCTCCCCTTGTATACAGCGTCAACCAGAGGACCCAGATGCAAGTAGATGGAATCAGTATCTGAAGCAATAACATAATCAACATCCTCCGTTTTTAAAATCTTATTCATCTTCTGATTCATCTTGTTCTCTATCCAACGAATAGAGACCTGACCACTTAGGGTAATGGCTTCAGCGTTAGCCAGTTTATAATATCGAAAGTACTGATTCCCAATAGCACCATAAGCACTGTTAAGAGATATCTTTTTGGCCATCTGGATATTATTACATCTGGCAATCTCCTTTTCAAGGGTTTTCGTTGGTGTTTTTTCATACTCCTGCTTTGCTTGTAGCATCTTCTTCTTGAAAACAACACGGTCCCCGTACATCTTGTCCATAAGTTCAGGAAGGAAGCCTCGCACATCTTTCCTGTATTGAGCTCCATTCGCACAAACTGCATAATCTCCATCAAACTCACACTCCTTTTTTAAGATCCTCTCAACGCTCGCACGGGGATGTCTAGCCTCCCTGATGGTCTCTGGCGAGATATTGTACTGCATAATAAGATGAGGATACAAGCTATTGAGGTCAAAACTAACCACCCAATCATACTTTCCTGGAATCGGTTCTTTGACATACGCCCCCGCATACTTTTCGTTCTTTGCTGATTTATTCTTAGGAGGAATAACAATATTCCTCTTCTTTAAATAGTTATAAATGATATTATCCCACATCCGCACCTGATAGAACACATCATTGTAATTAACCTTGGCTTCATATGCCATAGTAAGAGCAAGCTCAATAAGCTTCATCTTACCTTCAAGACGATCAACAAGTTCAACGTCAATTATATTATACTCAATGAACTTTTGCCAACCCTTTGTGTAGAAATCCTTAAAGGTATCAAACTCACTATGGTCCAACTTCTTCTGACCAAGTTCTACACTAGCAATGTAATCCAACCGATATGATTCTTGTGCCTTGTAAGTAAACTTCTTATAAAGGTCAAGATAATCTAACTGACAAACACCACCAACATCAAAGGTAGTATGAGTACGTCCCATAATATGAACTTCACCTTCACTACATAGTCCCCACGGAGACATACGCTTCATCAACTTCTCACCAAGTACCCTCCTAAGACGTTTGCAGATATATGGAATATCATATAACTGTATGTTCCATCCAGTAATAACATCTGGAACATCTTGCATCCAATAATTAATAAAATGATTTAATAGATCATACTCTGTAGGGCAATGGAAATATGTTACATCTTTCCTATTATTCTCAAAGGGTTTGACACCCCAAGTAACGATCTGCTTAGTCGTGTAATCCTGTATTGAGATTGCCAAGATCTCTTCCACGCAAGATTCAACGTCAGGGAACCCTTGCTCAGACGCAACCTCAATATCCAGAGTAACAAGCTTAACCTTGCTGATGTCAAACTTGATTTCATCCTCTGGGTATTTCTCTGATATGTATTGGTAAATATACCTGTCATTCCCATATATCTCAAATCCCTCCACATCTTCATACTTCTTATAGAAGTCACGACATTCTCTAACGGTGCCTGGTTTAATTTCTTCAACTGCTTGCCCATTCAACGTTTTATATTTAGTACTCTTTTTAGACTTGACAAAAAGAGTAGGAAAAAATTCATCTCTATGCTCATATCTTTTTCCATTCTCAACCCCACGAACCAGAAACTGATTCCCTATCAATTGAACATTAGTATAAAAACGCATTATTTAAGGAGGTTTTGATATTTTTCAAGTAGTGTAGGCTTTGGTTCAACAAGTGTCAATATCTTATCAGATGACATCATAAACTCATTATCATTTGTATGATCAACTAACCAAGGAGTTAATGTACCATCAGCATTGACAAGAAATGGTTCAACTAATTTGCAATTAGGATCTCCTATATCAATGGGAGCAACTTCTATAAGTTGTGAAATTAATTTATCACCATTTGATAAAATTAATAATTTTACTATGTTTGTTGTCATTGAAGTCATTTTGCGTACCCAACTAATCTACCTTCTTCAGGGTTGTCTTTGGCAAGATTAATAATATCTTTAGTATACATCTCTGTCAATTTTGTTACTGGTTCAACAATAGTGATCACCCAATCAGCAGTAATAGGGATCTTTTGATCTTTAGATAATGGCATCCAAGGGAATAAAGAAACTTGGAAACCAGATTGTTTCTTAGGTCCTTCTTCTTTTTGAAGTTGAGGATTTCTCATCTTGATAACACATGCCTTATCAAGATAGTAACCAATCACTCTCCTTTCTTCTTCCTCACCCACTACCATTTCGGTGACATCAGCAATAACATCTTCTCCAGATTTCAGTAGTAATAGTTTAATAGCCATAACACATTCTTACCTCCATTTATTATAGCAAGAAAAAAGCACCCTGTAAAGGGTGCTGATCCATCTCGAACTCATTAGTATTTAGAGCCAGTCCTTACGAGCATGATGCTCTGGTACTATCTTACCTACTGTAACAGTAAGTAATCCATCCTCAAATTTAACATCTCTAACTTCAGTATCATCAGAGATTGCCCATGACCTACTGAAAGATCTTTGTGCGAGTCCTTGATGTGCATAGTTAGTATCTTCTTTCTTCTCCTTTTCTCCCTCTACAACCAATTTACCATATTCAGTGTAAACCTTAACTTCTTTCTTTTTGAATCCTGCAAGAGCAATTTCAAGTCTGGACTCAACGTTGTTTACATGAATTATATTGTAAGGGGGATAATTTTGTTGGGTTGTTTCGTTAAAGAAACGATTTAGGTATTCATCCATACCTATACTATTCTTGGAAATCTTATCCAAAAGTTCTGGAAGATTAGCAGAATGGTATCTTGCTAAATTAGTCATCATAGTTCTCCTTTAAAAGCGAGCGTGAATTGTGTCCCCGAAGGCGACATTACTATTTAACCATATAACATAAAAAAAGGGGATGTTGAATCCCCTATAGAATTATTCGGTTATCAATAATCAAACTCATCTAATATATCTAAAGCATTATTTAATGCCTGTTGAGCTGCCCATCTCTCTTTACTATCCCAATTAGGATACCAAGACTTATCATCAATCCCCTTCTTTATATGGAGGAGTCTTGATTTCATATCTACTTTTTTAAGTCTTCCGTTCATATAAGTCCTGTATCGATTATCTGGCCAAGGGCAACTAGCGTAATTCCGTGGAAACAACATCATCATCCTCCTTATTAAAGGTATCCTCCAATTTTTGTTTAAGAATAATCAGCTCTTGTTTAAGCTCTGTATTTTCTTGTTCTAGTTTTTTGATCTCGTTTTCGTAGACAGTAATCATTCGTTCTTGTTGTTCGTTGATTTCTTCTAGTTCATACCAAGATCGTATATGATCAAATCCCATTGTACGATCCTTATGTAAGTATTTACAATTTTTAAATTTTATTTACAGCAATATATCTGCAAATGAAAACGTTATTGTTGATCAGTTTCTTGGGTCTTCCCTTTCTTACCTATATTATACTTTTGTTCTAAGATCCAGTCACCCTTGTCCTTATATGCTAACACTTTGATTTGATTAAGTGGAGCAATATCTGCAACTGATTCTGGTTTTACTACAGATATAAGTCCCCAATCAGCAAGCAAACGAGTAATACGATTCCGACGCTGAACATCATTAACAGTAAGGTTAGCGTGTTTCCCATCAAGTGCAAATAATTCTTTAAAATGCACAATAAAATATCTTCCTTGCTTATGCAGTATATGACAACTCTGATATAGTTTCTTTTCTTTTCTGGATGCTACTCCAATTCTTGTAAGAGTTTCTCGTACTTTTAAGAAATCATCTGGTTCATTTAAAAGTACTTCTACCATTTGGTCTTGCGACCATTGTACAGTAGGTTCCGTAGTCGTCGTCATTTCAATCCTCCAGTGTCAAGTCGTTGTTTAATGTAACTAATTTGTTCAGGTGTTAATATTTTCAAAGCTTGTGATGCTTTTTCGTTACTATAACCATAGTATTGTTTAATGATTTCAAGGTCTGTGACTTTATCCTTACGGAGCCAGGGACTGAATCTCTTCTTTTTCCTAAGTGTATTTAGATAAAAAGAATATTGCATATCTTTATCTAAGAAAGAATACTTATTCATTTCGTTAGCAAACATAATACAATCAAGATGTCCTGACAAACAACGATTGATAATATATGGAGGATAATCCTTCTTTGCATCAGGATCTTCCATCAGATTTTCTTTAGTGAAATTGATTGAGTTTAACCAGTCTTTTAATTCAATACTCATAATCTTGTAGTTTCCCAATGTATTGATAGATTAAATCCATCTTAAATTCATATGTATCTCCCTTTTCATCTTGTAGATAGAAAGGCATATTTGGATAAAGAGATCTAAAGTAATAGTATTGATTGATCATCATATAATCATCATCAATCCATCTCTCTCTTTCTAGTTCTTCTTCAGTCATATCGAATCAAGGATCTAACTGGAACATTAGGAATATTATCTCTACCATTTAATTCATTTAACTCTATTATAAACCCACAACCTACCACCAAACCACCTGCTTTTTCTATTAACTTTACTGACGCATTTACTGTTCCACCAGTAGCAAGTAAATCATCAATCAATAAAACTCTAGGATTTCCTTGAAGAGCATCTGATTGAATCTCTAACCTATCTTTACCATACTCTAAAGTATAATCTACACCTATCACATCACCAGGCAATTTTCCCTTTTTTCTGATAGGAACAAATCCAGTCTTTTGTTGCGTTGCTAAAGCACTCCCAACAATAAATCCTCTAGACTCAATTCCCACAATAATATCAGGAGTAATCTCTTCACAGAAAAAACCTAATTGTGTTATGACTCTACTCCAACCTTCAGGACTTTTTAAAAGAGGTGATATGTCTCTGAAGAGGATTCCTTTTTTAGGAAAGTCTGGAATGTCTTTAATGTAATTAGTTAAATTCATAATAATGCAAGTTCAAGTGGGGTTTGTGG